AATAGTTTGAAGCTTTATTATTCGGCCTTGATATTTGGCCGTCCTTTTTAGGACTTAAAATATCGCCCCTTTATGTATATATGTATATTATTATTAGCAACAGTAGTTGCTCTTTACAGACTTATAATGTCTATAAACTTAATTTATAAAAATAATGTGCAAAAATCAGAACGATGGTATCCACACTGTGGTGGAATCCATGTCCTCATTAACATTGAGGGAAATATATTACTAATGTAACGAAGCGTTACCCATACTTATTAGTATGGCAACTCCTAATGGAGTAGATTTAAAGCTGTAATCAACAGATTTAATTTGTTTTTGTCGTTCAAATGAAAAACGACTTTCGGATAATTTGTACGCGCAACATCGCGCCTAGGTAAAACCCTGATCCGACAGGTGAGACTAGAATGATGACCGTAAAAATGTTTACAACACCCGCAACAGTGAAATGTTGCAAAAATGCCTACGAGATTGTTGGTCAAATCTCACGCACATTTGATGTGCACAATTGCTTAATGCAAGAAACCGTCACTAATTGTAGTGACAACATTAGCACAGCAACTCGCGAGCTGTGCTCTAAATTGAATATACCATTAAATTTAGATATTACACGCGAGATTGAAGGTTTGGTGGCCTTGGCCATCACCCTTCGTGGTTGCAAGACTTATACGTCTTGCGCTAGTGCTATATTTTTATATGCACGTAGTTATTACTCAGGTTCTATTTGTAATCAGTTGAAAGAATACATTTATGAAATATTAGCTATTGAGCCACAATCAGGAGATGAGAAACAAATTGACAACGAATACGTGTCCTTTATGCAGAGTATCCAAGATAATTGGAATGTTTGCAAAAGTAACAAATTGTTTTCTAATTTATCCAAGATTACTGGGCTCTTAGTCACATTGAATTTATGTAAGGCATCAGCTTTGACAATGTCAGTTAGCGATTTTAAATTGTTTGAACCAGATTTAGCTTTAGTACATAGTAAAACAACTGATATTGTTGATGTTGTTTTGTCTACTGTTACGTATTTTGTTGAAGCAATTTATATGTCCATTAAGACAAAATCCCTTAAACCATTTCTATATGATAGTAAAAGTGCAGTTGAACTCGATGAAGAGTTTGCTAACATATTGTTATGGTGGGATTTAGTTAAGAATGGCAATTTAGAACGTGTCGCCAATGTAACAGAATCAGAATTTGATATAAGATTAGAACGTTTGTGTACTAAAGTTAAACCATTAGTTACTGCAGCAAAAGGATTGGAACGTAAGATAATGTCAGACCGTCATATGAAATTACTTGGTATTAAGAATGATTATATTACTCTTAAAATTAGTAGTGGTGTTAGACGATCACCCTTCGCAATTGAGCTTTACGGTGAATCAAGCCAAGGTAAAACGACATTTGGTGACCAAATAGTCGATGCTTTATTGTGTAGCGCTGGTTTACCTATGGGTAAAGAATACCGCGCCTCATATAATCCTAGTGATAAGTATATGTCTAATTGGGCCACTAATAAACAAGTTTTATTTATGGATGATGTGTCTAATGACAAAGCTGATTTTGTTGAGCGTCCTCCAACACGTGTTATAATTGATGTTTGCAATAATCAGCCATACTATGCCAATATGGCTGATTTGGAAAGCAAAGGCAAAGTTTTTGTTGAACCTGCCCTTGCTATTGTTAACACCAATGTTAAACATTTGGATGCTCATGTGTATTCGAATTGTCCTTATTCCATTCAAAGACGTATGAATGCTGTTATTACTGTTAAAGCTAAACCTCAATACCAATATATAGTGGATGGTAAACCACAAGGTATTGATGCTAGTAAAATTAGAAATGAATATGCAGATAAGGGTATTTCACCTACATTTGATGACATTTGGGTTTTAACAGTTGAGAAGGCTAGACAACCTCATGATATTGGTGATCTCGCAAAATACTTGCCAATTTCTTATAAGGGACAATTGCTTAAAGATGTATCTTTTAGAGTGGTAGTTCAATATTTAATAGATGAATTTAAACGTCATAGATTAGATCAAGATTGCATTTTGTCTCGTATGAGAGAACGCTCTCAGGAAGTGAGACAATGTGGTGTTGATGGTTGTAATCAG